TGTTAAGAATAGTATAGCGCCGTCCTCCCAGGCGCTAGAGCGGTGCGCGCTCCTCCCTGGCGCGCTGCTCCGAGAGGCTCAACATTGCGTTGGGCCTCTTGTACTTTTAGTGCTATGGTGGCCTCACAGCAATGCGGAGATCGAACATGCAAACACTGGTGAGTATTGATATGGATGAGAACATCGAGGCAGCAGAGAAAGAGGTGGACGCACTGTTTGATTACATGGATGAACGGGTGGCGCTTGGGGCAACACCAGAGGAAGTCATGGCTGCGATTGTGGTGGTACTTGCACTAGTGGCGAATGAAAGCGGCGATGGTGAGACTGTGCATTGATGCACAACAGAGGGGTGGAGTGTGCGTTACAGCACACACGCTGCCTCGCCTGCGCGCGCGTGCGGTACAATATTACCCCAATCATGTCAAATGAACACACGTTCAATTAACGGCGGCACATACTACATCTTGTGGTTTGCGCTTGGTGCATATGTTATAACGCATACATATCCTCTGTAAGTCATTGATATTACACGATAAGTATAATAATTTAACATAATTCATCTTATCCGACTACGCATATCCCATGCGTTTTGCGCAAAATACCCCCCCCGCACCCGGCGCGACCCGGGGGTGTGCATGTGTACAATCTCACGCACACCCGTGCCGCATATACCCCCCCCCACCACCCCCTTGCAAAAAAACGCACACCCGCGTAAAATTTTGAAAAATTGGGGGAGTACCAATGGCAGGCAAGGCATTACGAAAGCGCATTCTCAGCGACGTGGAGCGCCAGGGTGGCGCAGATTGGCTGTACGACCAGATTGCCTCTGGCGTCACTGTGGCGCAGCTTGCGCGCGACTACGGCTGTTCTCGGTCGTACTTGAGCCGCGCTTTGAACGCGAATGAGGAATACCGTAAAATACTTCAGGAGGCGCGTGTTGAGGCGGCAGACGCGCTCGTTGAGGAGGGCTTGACTATGGTGGATACTCTCACTGGCGACAGCTCGACCAACGAAATTTCAGCCACGCGTGAGAAGGTGAATTACCGTAAATTCATGGCTGGCGCGCTCAATCAGGCGAAGTACGGCACGCGCCCCCAGAATAACATTACGCTGAATATTGGCGATATGCACCTTGACGCGCTGCGTAAGTTTAATCGAGATCGTCAGAACCTTGATGATATACCTGACGCGGAGATTGTGGATGAGTGAGCAGTCCAACCCCTTTGACGACTTTGTGGTGGAGTATTGGGATGACCCAGTGCGCTTTGTGGAGGAGGTACTGGGCGCGACGCCTTTGCCTTACCAAAAGGACTTTTTGAATGCAATTGCGCAAAATGAACGTAAAATCTCAATTCGCAGTGGTCACGGCACGGGTAAGTCCACGAGTGCATCCTGGGCGATGCTGTGGTATTTGTTGCTGCGTTTTCCGAATAAGGTGGTCGTGACGGCCCCCACCAGTGGTCAGTTGTTTGACGCGTTGTTTGCCGAATTGAAGCGCTGGATCAACGAATTGCCGCCACAGTTGCAGGAGATGTTGACGGTGAAGTCTGACCGTGTGGAGCTTATTGCGGCCCCCAGTGAGGCGTTTATTTCGGCGCGTACCAGCCGTGCGGAGACCCCGGAGGCGCTTGCGGGTGTTCACTCGGACAATGTGCTTTTGGTGGTGGATGAGGCCTCTGGTGTGCCTGAGAAGGTGTTTGAGGCTGCGGCTGGGTCTATGTCTGGGCATAACGCCACGACGATCCTGTTGTCTAACCCGACGCGATCGAGTGGGACGTTTTATGAGAGCCAGACGCGCATGGCGGATAGCTGGTGGACGCAGCGCTGGTCGTGCGTGGACAGCCCCTTGGTGTCTGACGAGTTTGTCCAAGAGATGCGCGAGCGGTACGGTGAGGAAAGCAACGCGTTCCGCATTCGCGTGCTTGGTGAGTTTCCGCTGGCGGATGACGACACGATTATTCCGTACCACCTTGTGGAGAGTGCCGTGCAGCGTGACGTGTCCATACACGAGGACACCCCGGTCATCTGGGGTTTGGACGTGGCACGGTTTGGCACTGACTGCACGGCGTTGTGCAAGAGGCAAGGCCCGGTTGTGACTGAGATACGTTCCTGGCGTGGGTTGGACTTGATGCAGACGGTTGGGCGTGTGAATGCGGAATACCAGGGGTTGGCCCCCAGTGCGCGACCGCGTGAGATTTTGGTGGACAGCATTGGCGTGGGTGCTGGCGTTGTGGATCGCCTGCGTGAGTTGGAGTTGCCCGTGCGCGGGATTAACGTGAGTGAAAGCCCCTCGATGAAGGAGACGTACATGAATTTGCGCACTGAGCTGTGGTTTAAGGCCAAGGGTTGGCTCGAGGAGCGCGGGTGTAAGTTGCCGAACAATGACCAACTCATGGCGGAGCTGACGTCTATCAAGTACACGTTTACGTCGTCTGGTAAGATGAAGGCCGAGGGTAAGGACGAGATGCGCAAGCGTGGCTTGGGTTCACCTGACCTAGCGGACGCGTTTTGCTTGACGATGGCGAGTGACGCGTCAACGGCGCTGAGTGGGCCGCTGTCAAACTGGCGTCAAGAGTTAAGACGCAATTTGCGTGGAATTGCATAATATGGTAAATAGGTCGTAACCAAGGAGGCTAATATGGCGTATGGATCAAAATCTGGTGGAATGAAGAAAATGGGTGGCAAGGGCGCAGCGCCTAAGTTTAAGCCTTGCAAGGGTTGCCCAAACCCTAAAGAGTGCGCTCGTGCTGGTCGTTGCAAGATGAAAACGCGGGTGAAGTAATGGCTAAGGGTCTTTATGCCAACATCCACGCTAAGCGTAAACGTATTGCGGAGGGCAGCGGCGAGAAGATGCGCAAGCCTGGAAGTAAGGGCGCGCCGACTGCCAAAGCGTTTAAGGCGGCTGCTAAGACTGCAAAGAAGCCAGCAAAGAAGAAAAAGTAATGCCGTATTCTAAGTACAGTCCAAAGCAGAAGAAACTGGCGGCGATGGCTGGTGATCGCAAGAAGATTACGGGCGCCGATCTAAAAGCTGTTAAAAAGGCTAAAGCTAAAAAGAAGAAAAAGTAATGCCACGCACACGCCAAGAGAAAATCGACGCAGCCAAGAAGCGCCACGGTTTTACGGCGATTAACAAGCCGCGTCGGGGTGGCCCCAAGAAGTTTGAGGTGCTTGCCGTTGAGGGCGATCAGGTTAAAAAGATTAACTTCGGCGATCCCAATATGAGCATTAAGAAGGATCAACCGGGTCGCAAAAAGTCGTATTGTGCGCGCTCTGGTGGCATAAAGGGTAAGACAAGTAAACTGAGCGCCAACTATTGGTCGCGCAAGGCATGGGATTGTTAGATGGCGAACGTCCTTGATCTATCCCCACGCGACTTTCAGAACTTTATTGCCGAGGAGAGGCAGTACAGATCGCCTGAGCAAATCGACGATTTGATACGTCGCTACAACGCGGCAAACAGCTTGTCTGGCAGGTTGTCTGGTTTGCTTGCGCCACAAGAAGGTCGCCGTCGCACAAGCATTCTGCCTGCAAGCGTTCCAGAAGGCATGAGCCTGTTTGACGCTGTACGGTCTGGCGAAGCAGAGTTTGCAGTTCCTCAAGGTATTGTTGATATGATTGTTGGCGGGGTTCAGGGTGTTGAGAACCCTGGCTTGGCTGCGCAGGGGCGCATTCCTGCGGCAGATATGGAAACTGCTGCATTGCAGACTGCTGGGTCTGCTATGCTTGGCGGCGGTGCAGTTGCTAAGCCTGCGGGTGCTTTAGGCTCTAATGCATTTCGAGACGCGCCATTAGAAGGCTTTGAGGGCTACTTGTCGCGCGTGAACCCAAGCGGCAAGAGGATTGCGGCAGAAGATCGGCCCAATCTGATGATGGGCGATATGTATGGCATGCTGCCGCGTAACTCTGATGTTATTGGTGAGAAGGGTGGTGTCACATTCCACCGCGGCCCAGACGGCGACTATTACGCGACTGCTTACAATCCTGATGTTGGTGAGCAAGACGTTGTTGGCTACATTACGGATCGAGGCGATAGCACAGAATTGCAAGTCGTTGCTGAAATGCAAGGGCAGGGCATTGGCGGCGAATTGCAGTATTTATTCCGCAGCGAAAACCCTGACGCCCCTACAGGTGGATTGACTGAGGCAGGTGAAAGATCGCTTGAGCGCACATATGATCGTATGTTTGATGAGGGCTTGGTTTCTGCCAACGCTTCAAAAAGCGCTGGCGGCATGGCATTATGGCATGGATCGCCATATGACTTTAATGAGTTTGATTTATCAAAGATTGGAACAGGCGAGGGTGCGCAAGATTTGGGCCGTGGCTTTAGTTTGACTGACTATGAGGCTAATGCGCACCTTTACACAAACCCTGCCTCACGTTGGGGCGACTTGGCGGCTATGGAGCGTTACCGCCAAGCAGGCCCAGGGCGTTATTATCAAGTTAATGTAGGAGCTGCGCCAGAGCAATTTCTTGATTGGAACAAGCCGTGGCGCGATCAGGTTCCAGAAGGGACGCCCCTCTATGATGCTTTTGTTAAGCGAGAAGCTGTCATACTTTCACAGTATGCAGACGATCCAGCCATGCAGGCGGTTATACCTCGCGGCAAGGTATCTAATATGTGGAGTGACAACACTGGCCTAGAAGATGCTGCACTGCAAAGCGGGTTCGTAGGTAACAGCCGCCGCAATTATAGTGGTGACACTGAATACACTGTCTTTGACCCTTCATTGTTACGCATTGACAAAAAGTTTGATGCTGATGGTAATGTCGTTTCCGCCAACGC